ATGATGACCGAGGTATGATGATCTTAGAATGGGGAGGCAAGCCTAAGTTTATTAACTGGGAACATGCTCCAAAATTTAGAACTATCAAACTCAGTGACCTAATCGACAGAAAAGATGAAATCATGAAAAGCAAAATGTATCTGAGAGTAAATTTAGATATTGATATCAGCTTTGAAGAGGCTAACTTTATCAAAGAAGAATTTACTAAGACTTATGATATTAGAGAAATTAGTCTTATTCAAGACAAGAATAACCTAGAAGCTTCATATGAAGACACCCCAGATACAAAATTTGAAAGCATTGATCAAATTGTATCAGAACAATTAACAAATTTAGACAACGGGACATTTGATAAAAAATTACTAATGGACATTTACAATGACCTTTAAAATTAAGACACTGACAGTTCGTAATTTTATGAGTGTAGGCAACCAAACTCAAGCCGTTGATTTTGATCAAGAGCAGTTAACTCTAGTGTTAGGATCTAATCTAGACCTGGGTGGCGATGACACAGGTTCCAGAAATGGCACGGGAAAAACTACAATAATCAACGCCTTGAGTTACGGCCTATATGGGCAGGCATTAACTAACATTAAAAAAGAAAATCTCATTAATAAAACTAACGCTAAAAATATGTTAGTTACAGTTGACTTTGAGATCAACAACAATCATTACAAAATTGAACGAGGAAGAAAACCTAACGTACTTAAATTCTATATCAACGGACAAGATAAAACGGCTGAAGAAATAGATGATGATGCTCAAGGTGATTCAAGAGAGACTCAAAAAGAAATTGAAAAATTGCTGGGTATGAGTCACGAAATGTTCAAACACATTCTAGCTCTTAACACATACACTGAACCATTTTTGTCTATGAGAGCAAATGATCAAAGAGAAATTATTGAACAGCTTCTAGGTATTACTCAATTGTCTGCTAAAGCAGAAAAGTTAAAGGAATTAATTAGACTTACAAAAGATTCTATTACAGAAGAAGAATATAGAATTAAAGCTGTACAAGACAGCAATAAAAAAATTCAAGAACAAATTGAAAGTCTTGAAAAGCGCCAACGTCTGTGGGAAGCTAAGCGAGAAGAAGACATCTCTAAGCTTGTGCAAGCTTTAGAAGATTTAAAAGATATTGATGTTGAAGTTGAAATTGAAAATCATAAAAAACTTAGTGAGTACTACACCGTAGTAAAGCGCAAGCAAGAAGCAGAAAAGTGGATTAAAAGCTTACGTGCAGACTTTGCGAAAGAAGAAAAGGCATATGATAAGCTGCAAAAAGAAATTGCCGACTTGCAGAATCACAAATGTTTTGCATGTGGTAGCAAACTGCATGATGGAAAGCAGGAAACAATCCTAACTGGAAAACTAAAGCAAAAAGAAGATAGCGAAAAGCACATGGTTAAACTACAAGCACAAGCTGATGAGTATGAAGAAATACTCGCCAGTATTGGCAATATTGGAAAAGCACCAAAAGTGTTTTACGATACTATCGAACAAGCCATGGAACATCGTGCTAGTATAGATAAACTAACTTCTCAGTTAGAACATAGGCTAGGAGAAGATGATCCATATATTGAACAAATTGCTGACATGCGTATATCCGCAGTCGAAGAAATCAGTTGGGAACATATGAACGCTTTAACAAAAGTTAAGGAGCATCAAGATTTCCTGCTGAAACTATTAACAAATAAGGATAGTTTTATCCGTAAAACTATTATTGATCAAAATCTTGCTTATCTAAATTCTAGATTACATTATTACTTACAGCAAATTGGATTACCACATCACGTTAAATTTCAAAGCGACTTATCTGTATCTATTGAAGAATTAGGCAGAGATTTAGATTTCGATAACTTATCTCGCGGTGAACGTAACAGACTTATTTTAAGTTTAAGTTGGGCATTTAGAGATGTTTGGGAAGGACTATATCAACCAATTAATCTATTGTTTATTGATGAAATGATTGATAGCGGCATGGATACTAGCGGTGTTGAATCTTCGATTGCTATACTTAAAAAGATGAGCCGAGAAAGAAATAAAACTATTTTCCTCGTAAGTCATAAAGATGAATTGTCTAGCAGAGTTAACAACATTCTTACTGTTGTTAAAGAAAATGGATTTACAATGTATTCAAACGATATTGAAATGAAAGAACCAGCATGAGAAAAATATTAGTGCTTGGAGCTTCAGGATTTATAGGAAATCATTTAATTAGAAAACATAAGTTAATAAATGATTACGTGTGCGGTATTGATATTAGAAAATCAAAATATAATACTCTAGCAGACGAGTTTTATGTTGGGGATTTACGCAACAAGGTGTTCGTTGAAGAACACGTTAAAAATAAAAATTGGGACTTAGTTTATCATTTTGCTGCGGATATGGGTGGAGCAGGTTACATCTTTACCAAAGAGAATGACGCTGATATTATGAGCAATAGTTTAACTATTACTATTAATATTTTACAATCTTTAAAAAACTCTAAGCAAACTTTAATATATGCAAGTAGTGCTTGTGTCTATCCAGAGCATAATCAATTAGACATTGACAATTTAAAGATAACAGAGGACAGTGCTTACCCCGCAAATCCTGATAGTTGTTATGGTTGGGAAAAACTAACAGGGGAAAAGTTGTGTCAAAGCTTTAATTATAATTATAATATGGATAACAAAATAGTTCGAATACACAACGTTTATGGACCATTTTGCGATTACAATACAGGAAGAGAAAAAAGCCCTGCTGCATTATGTCGAAAAATTGCAGAAAGCACTAATAATAAAATAAAAATTTGGGGTGACGGTAAACAAATACGAAGTTTCCTGTTTATCTCTGATTTTTTAGATGCTTTAGATAAAGTTATAGAATTTAATGTTTGTACACCAGTTAATGTTGGTAACGAAAACTATGTATCAATTAATGATTTAACTAAATTATTAATTAATATAAGCAACAAAAATATTGAAATTGAATATGAATTAGGCCCAATTGGTGTTAACGCTAGAACTAGTGATAACACGTTAATTAAAAAATTAACTGGTTGGCAACCTAAAATATCTTTAGAAACTGGTATGAAAACGTTATACTATTGGATTGAAAATGAAATTAAAAAGGAAAAAAATATATGAATACGCATAACGAATTATTAAATCAGCTAAATGTATATGTAGAAGAGAATGCAAAGTTCTCTGAAAAAGGTGTAAAAGCTGCTGCCGGTCGTGCCCGTAAGGCACTAAACGAGATCCGCAAGCTTGCTGCTACACGTCGCAAGGAAATTACAGAAGCTAAGAATGCTCTTAGCGCAAAGAAGGAATAAAATGGTAAAAGTTACTAAACTGCCAGATGGCAAAAAGCAATTTTATATAGACGTTGATGATATGCCAACAGATAAAGCCATGGAGTTTATCAATCAAGTAAAGAAGCAAATTGCCAAATAAAGAGAAATCCAAAAGAAATGAACAGATTAGAGAGATTACAAGGTATACTTTCAAAGATTGACGATTTGCAGACTAACCTACATGATCGACTTAACAGCGATAATGTTGATCAATATTCTAATTTGATTGACGAATTAGGAAATGTTGTTTCTAAGCTAGAAGACGTCTACAACGAAGAAAGAAAAGACTAATCCAATAAATGCTCCGATATTATAAATAAATACAATATCGGAGCATTTTATGGACCTTGGTCATTGGGAATATCAAAACGAATTTAATCCTGCTGAATGGTATGGATTTATATATCGCATTACAGAGTTAGATTCTGGGCGAGAGTATATCGGCAAGAAGCAATTTACAAAACTTCGCCGTAAAGTAATTAAAAATCGAAAAAATAAAAAGCATGTTCGGTCTGAATCTGACTGGCGTGAATACACTGGATCTTCAACTGAATTAAACGAAGCTATTGCTGTGAAAGGCAAAGCAAACTATAAGTTTGAAATATTGACTCTCCACAAATCAAAAGGATCGTTGCATTACGCTGAAGTGCAACGTCAGATTACTGAAGACGTTCTTAGAACTTTGCTTCCGTCTGGCCAGCGAAAATATTTTAACAAAGCAATTAACAGCGTTAAGTTTCTTCCGCCTGCTGAACACAGTGAAGAAACCCGATTACGCATACAAAAAAAGATGCTTGAAATGTACGCTGATGGAAAAACACATTGGATGCACAAACTATCAAGTCACGAACTCAATGATTGGCTAGAAAACAATCTCCAAAAAAACCAATGGAAAAATAAGTGCAAAACTCCTAAAGAATATGAGCAATGGATAGCTGACCATTTTGTAGGAGAAAACAACCCAATGCACGGTGTTGAACCATTTAATAAAGGCAAGACTTTTGAGGAAGTATATGGGCTTGAGAAAGCCGCGTTAATTAAGAAAAAACTATCAGAAGCGTTTCATTATAGTGGCGAAGATCATCCTGGATATGGTAAACCTAGGCCAAAAGAAGTACGTGAAAAAATATCAAAAGCCAACAAAGGAAAAAGAGTTGGTAAAGATAATGCTATGTACGGCAAACCATGTCATTATAACATGACTGAAGAAGAAAAAGAACAGTGGAAGAAAAATGTCGGAGATTCTGTTCGAGGACTTAAACGATCTGAGGAGACTCGAAAGCGCATGTCTCAATCAGCCAAAGGCAAAAAAATGTCAACTGTTACTTGTCCTCATTGCAAAAAAACTGGCGGAAGAGGAAATATGTTGCGCTATCACTTTGACAACTGTAAGAAAAAATTGACATAAATGTTTATAACACGTATGTTACACACTGCATTATGGCATCTCAATAGCTCACAAATTAAGACCCTGGCTCAATAAATTCTCACTCGATACAGCACACATTTAGGCTAAAATTAGGCTATATAGCCCTTCATCCGAACTACGTGAAGGTTGGTGACACCCCGATATTGTCACGCTGGGCACAGTAAGGCTAACGAAGAGCGCAAAGCGTTCTTCTAACTTTAGGCTAAATGATCGCGGCTCTGTGAAAAAGATACAACCGCAACTAAGATACACGTTTGCTTGTTAAGGCGTGTTGAAGTTCCGTCACATAAAGCTGGAGTAGGGGGTACCGGGTGACCGCCTCCGCTACAATAAACATTGTAAATCTCCTGTAACACAGTATGTCGGAGTACTCAGATGAAGACCTCCTATACTTTTCCTGTTTCCAGGAAAAGTATGACATCATATCTAGATGAATACTTTAAGTCGCTTAAGCGGTTAAGTCGTATAGAAGTACTGTTTTTACTGTGTTTATAAATTAATTGATGAGAAAATGTTCAAGTGTTTACGAAGTAAACACGCAGAACAGATGTACGTAGTACATCTCAACAATATAGTATTAATATCTATTACACATAAATGGTGTTTCACGAGTTGGAAAAAGATCAAATAATTCTCCTTCTCGATATAAATCAAGTGTCATGCAATGTATTCCGTTATCCCAAAAGTATTGATGTCTCTGAGGACATACAATTGCTTCTATATCGTGTTTCTTTAAAAAATTTATGACATCTTGTCTTGGTGTATTGATAACAACATGTTTTTCATCTATGATTAATGCATTGATACTGAATACTGTTTCTGATATATTTCCTACCCAATCATTTAACCACTTGTTTACAAAATCTTTTAGGGCGTTGTTATTTTCTTGTCCAGGTATCCACCACGTAGCTTGATTAGTTTTTCTCTCGGTAAACCACTCATTTTCATCGCTATCAATTTCCATAACATCCCAATTTGAGAAAAATGTTTTCCAATCAACTGTCTTTGATAAACTTAGTATTACACCTGGTTTTAAAATTATAAAACTACCGTCATTGTGACCGCCAATTGATATCGTGTTTATTCTGTGTGTTGGTAATTGTTTTTGTAACCATTGTATTTCCCAACTAGTAAAACATTTTGTATCAATCAAAATATCTTTTCCTAATTGAGTTATGGACGGTGTTGCTAGATTAAAAGTTGTTTTTCTATGTCTAGTAAAAGGACATGATTTAACGTCGTCATTAATACATTTTTTAATGCTTGGATGATCTAACCCAAATTCATAAATTTTGTTATCAATTACTATCAGTGAATCTCTAGGTGCAATTGGAGGTCTTGGTACATTGACGTAATTGATAAATTTATCATTGATATCTAAATTTGGGCGAATAACTTCAACGTTAAAGTGATGCAAGATGCCAACGAGATTTTGTAAATCTTCTTCTGTTTCTTCACATACTTTAGCTAGTGCATCCGCAGCAGGAATATCGGCAAAGAAATTTGAATAATAAGTTCTACCAACAATACACTTCTTGAGTGGATGCCATTGACAATGTATATTGTACATTAGAAGAATGGCAATCCTGACTTTTTGGTTGTTTCCATATTTTCTTTAATTAGATTAGATATCAACTCTCTTTCTTGATAATCAAGTAAGAATGCATCATCATAAGATAAACCACCGCGCATATACCAACACATTTTTAATAAATCTTCTTTGAGTGATAACGATTCTTTATCCAGACCATCAAGATATTTTATTACCTGATCGTTATCTAATGTCAATAGCCTGGTGCGAAAAAATTTGAAGGATCAAAATCAATTGAGGTTTCGTATGTTTTTGAGCAACTTTCGCACTGTGCATTTAACTTTGGTAATTTATAACTTGATACGTAGTCATTAATCATATTTTTAATCTTGTCAAACATTTCTTTATCTGCTTGCGTTATAAACGCAGCAATCTCAAGATGATTTGATACTTTTTCATATTCAGGAGTAATAATTGCTGCAATACTATGAGCTAAACGTTCATTAACATTTTTTGCAATTTTCCTCATTGTGTTGGATATTATTTCTGATCGTTTCTCAGTTGTAAGATTCTCTTGCGATAGTTGTTGGATCATTCGATTTTCTTCGTAACTATCTATATTAAATGAGTTAATCTGTTTAAAATTAAGTGGTCTTAACTCAAAAGAAAGATCATTGATAGTAGCCATCTTTTCCCAATCAGGTTGCTGTATATTTTCCATAATCCAACGACAATCAATTTCATTATCATTTACGGAATTGCAATGTGGACACTTGCTTTCTAATTTTAAGTTTGGGCCATACGTTGCTATTCTTATTGCTAATAAAATGTAATCTAAGTCTGGTCTAGGAATGTCCCATGCATTTTTTATATTTGGGCAACAACTTTGAATCATATCAACAGTAGCACTGCCGTTCATTAACGCATCAGCATTTTTAAGTAATAAGTCGTCTTTTCCTGTCATACTTAATACGGGCATTTCTTTATTGTCTGGCAAATTTATTGATCCTGCAGGCCACCATTTTCCATTGCTTGGTAGCTGAATAAACAATTTTGGTTGTCTAAAGTGTTTTGTTAACGCTGACATTTTGATCCTTATTTTTGACTATAAATATTTGTGTATATCTATATTTATGTGAGCATATTATGTCAGTTAGAGGCAAAATTGGTAAAGAAGAAGTTGAGTTTTATAATGCCGCAGAGGAAGAAACTCTACGTCGACTTCTGCAAGTTACAGAACTCAATAGTAAAGTAAGTACTAAAACTATTTCTTCTATTGAAAGAGGAATATCTGCTTCAACTGACGGGCTTGAAGATTTAAATCGTTCGAGCAGCACAACATCTGATGGATTAGAAGAATTAGCTACTTCATCAAAATCAACACGCAAAGAATTTGGAAATCTTTCTTCTGAATTTAAATGGCATGCAAAATCGTTAGCTGACGGATTTAGCAATATCAATCCTGAACAAATTTTAGAAAGTTCAGTTCAAATAATACAAGATGGATTAAAAGGTATTGCAGCACTTGCACCTGCATTAGCGCCAGCAGCTGCCGGTGTTGGTACAGTATTAGAAGGAATTTCTTTTGTTGGCGGTGCAGCAATTGGCGCGTTAGAAACATTTAGTCAACGTACACAGGAATTAGCACAATCAGGTGTAATACTTGGGGAAGGCGTAGCAACTTTTAGTAATCAAGTTCTTGAATCAGGTATTACTATTGGGCAATATACTAAGTTAGTAACTGAGAATTCAGATGCATTACGTCTAATTGGCGGATCTGCAAAAGCAGGAAGTATGCAAATTCTAAGTTTAAGAAAACAAGTAATTGGTGCAGAAGAGCAATTTAATAGATTAGGATACTCTACAGAAGAAATACCTAACATCTTAACAGATTTTGCAGAATCAATCACATATACTGGTGGTACTTTAAGTAATATGTCATCAGCGGAAGTGCAACAAAGAACAGCAGACTATGCAAAAAATTTAAGAATTATTGCTGACATAACCGGCAAAGATGCTAAAGCTAGAAAAGAAGCATCGCGTGCTGCGGCATCTGAAGCGTTAAATCAAAATTATCTATTAAAACTACAAAATAATGAAGTTGAAGGTGCATTTACTGCTTTTGGTAATATTAGCTCTATAGTAGGTGATACACTTGGTCCACAAGCAGCAAAACTTTGGTCACAATATAATACTGATGTTGGAACTGCGCTTGATGGGCAAACAGCACTGTGGGAGCAAGCAAATCCTGAAGTGGCTGCTCTATTACGCGATTATAGAGATAAATTAAGAGCTGGTCAACTTTCTACTGAAGAAGCACAAAAAGGCATAGTAACAGCACTTACTAATATTCCAGATGAAGCCCTAAAGGCAGCAGCGTTAAGGACTTCAGAGTACGCTTATTATAGTGCATTAGGCGCAAAGAATCTCACAGAATTTGAAAGAGTACACGAACAAATTCTTGGAACAGGGCAACTAATAAAAACAAGTATTGAAGATTTAGAAGCAAATATGGTTGCTGCTAAAACTACAAGAGATGAAATTACTACTGGTATAGTTAATTTAGAAGCAACTAAACAACAGCTATCAGTGATACAGTCAAAAGTTGCTATATCTATTGCAACACTTGCTGGTCCAATGATGTCAGATGCATTAGAAAAATTAGTTACAAAAATAAATGCAGCAGCGGATTTAATTAGAATTGAAACTTCTCCTGAAAGAGAAGACAAATTAGTTGAGACTTTAAACAAGTTTGTTGTTAATCCTAATTTAGTTGGTGATGAAGAACGCGATGATATGGTTAGAGCATTGCGTGAAGAGACTAGGAATCAACTTATCGACGAAGGTGGCATTTCTGGAATACTAACGGCTTTTCAAAAATATTCAGGGTTAGCACTTGCAGGTGATGCCTTAGAAGATTTTTTTGGAACGGGAAGAGACAATGCAACAGATGAGCAATTTCTTGAATATATGAAGATAACCGCAGATTATATAAAAGATGCAAAAGCTAACAAATTGCTACAATCGGACAAAGAAATATATCTACAAGAAAATCAAGACATTTCATCTAGAGCACGACCTGTAGCTGCTGAACCTCGACAAGCAGAGGATCCACAGGATGTTATTGCACCAGCCCAAGCAAGGGGAGATATATTCCCTTATAGACCAGGCGGCAAAATAGTAACAGTTGCCGAAGCAAGCGATGAAATTGTAGCACCAGCAAAACGAGGATCTGATGGTAAGTTAGGTCTTGAAATATCCGGTGTAATGTTAGATAACAGCAGAGTACTGCAAAACTTATTAAAAGTGAATGAAGGACAAGCATCCCTTATTGCAGGATTAAATTCACAAATTGCAAATATGAATTCAAATTTTGAAAAACTTGTACATGAGCAACGTCAAGCAAATAGGCTTGCTGTATAAAATAAATACTACATCGAGGAACAGCAATGGCTTATAAAAAGCACTTTAGAACACCAAATACAGACGGAAGATTTAGCCCTTTAGGTGGTGGAAGTAATAATGCTGGCGTTATGCCAGAATTTGGTTACAAGAATTACGGCAGTACATTACCAGATGTTTATACAGGACATCCAAATCGTATTGAACGTTATACACAGTACGAAAACATGGACACGGATCCAGAAATTAATGCTGCTCTAGATATTATTGCAGACTTTTGTACACAAACTACAGAAGATACTAAAACTGCATTTACTATTGATTACAAAGATAAACCTACAAAAACTGAAAATGATATCATTACTGAGCAATTAAAAGCTTGGTACAACTTAAACGAAATGGAAAAACGTATCACAAAAATGATACGCAACGTGTTAAAGTATGGTGATCAAGTGTTTATTCGTGATCCAGAAACATTTCAATTGTACTGGATTGACATGGCTAAACTTACTAAGATTGTAGTAAACGAAAGCGATGGAAAAGAACCTGAGATGTATTTCATTAAAGATCTCAGTCCTAACTTTATGAACTTGACTGCTACGACTAACACAGCTAACGATGTCTACATTAGAGCACCGCAAACTGGTGGACCAACAGGCAGTTATACATTACCTAATCAACCATATACTGGCGGTTCACGCTTTACTAATGCACAAAATGAACGTGCAATTGATGCAAAAAATATAATGCATCTTAGCTTAACAAGTGGTTTAGATCCTAATTGGCCTTTTGGAATAAGCATATTAGAAAACATTTTTAAAGTCTATAAGCAAAAAGAATTGCTTGAAGATGCTATTTTAATTTACAGAGTTCAACGTGCTCCTGAACGCAGAGTATTTTATATTGATACTGGTAATATGCCAAGTCACTTAGCTATGCAGTTTGTTGAACGTGTTAAAAATGAAATTCATCAGCGTAGAATACCTACACTAACTGGTGGAGGACAAAACATTATGGATGCAACGTATAATCCGCTAAGCATCAATGAAGACTACTTCTTCCCGCAAACAGCAGAAGGTCGTGGCTCTAAAGTTGAGACATTACCAGGCGGTGAAAATTTAGGACAAATTGATGACTTACGTTATTTTAATAATAAGTTGCTTAGAGGTCTTAGGATCCCTAGTAGCTACTTGCCTACTGGTTCTGACGACGGTACTATGGCCTACACAGATGGCAAAGTTACTACAGCACTTATACAAGAAAATAGATTCAACAACTACTGCAAAGGATTGCAAACACTTATCGCAGGTAACTTAGATCGTGAATTTAAATTATTCTTACAATGGCGTGGGTTTAATGTTGACAACAGTTTATTTGAATTAAAATTAAGTGAACCTCTTAACTTTGCTGCTTATAGATCAATTGATCTAGATGCTAGTCGTATTAGTAATTTTGGTCAAGTAGCAGAAGTTCCATACTTAAGCAAACGTTTTGTTCTCAAGAAATATCTTGGACTTACTGAGATTGAAATGAAAGAGAACGAAAAGTTGTGGAAAGAAGAAGCTGGTACAGATGCAGCACCAAACGTTGAAGGCACTGATCTACGCAATGTTGGTATTACTCCAGGAGATATTTCAGGTGATATTGAAGGAATTGAAGGACTTGAAGGTGAAGAAGGGTTGCCAGGCGCTGAAGGATTACCTGGTGCAGAGGGCGGAGTACCTGGCGCTGAACCAACAATGGGTAGTCCCGCTGCTGGTGTTCCTGCTGGTGCTGGTGGTTTACCCGGTCCAACTGGGGCTTAACGTTAAATAGTATTTGGAGACTACAATGATTTTAAACGAATTATTCGCTAAACAACCTGAAGAGATGCAAGATTTATCTAGAGATAATTCTATACCTAAGTATGAAGATAGTCGTAAAACTCGTTTAACATTGGCTCAAATTAATCGCTTGCGTAAGATGAATGATATGCGTGCTTTAGAGCACGAGCAAGAAATGGCGTTTGTTAGAAAAATGTATGCTCCACCAACTCCAGCACCTGAAATGGGCGGATTGTAATAGCTGTTTATTGTTAAAACAAAATTATAAGTAGCTTGACACAGCAAAATTGATCAAAATTTACCTATTTCAGGGTAGATTTCTTCTTATTCATTAAATACTAGCAGATCCAATGGATAAGGAGTATGTTTGCCATGGCTAAGACTCAATTTGAAGCTCTCATAGAGCACATTATTAATGACGAAGAAGAAGCAGCTCGTGAGTTGCTCCACGATATCGTAGTTCAAACAAGCCGCCAGATTTATAACGAAATGGCTGCTGAAGACGAGCACGAAGAAGAAGAAAAAGAAGACGAAGAAGAAAAAGTTGACGAAGCTGCATTTGGTGAAGCCGGTGGTGATCCAAGTGACGATATGATCGACGATGTTGAAGCCGACGAAGAAGGCATGAGCATGGATGACGCAGGTGATGAGCTTGGTGATGAAATGGGCATGGATGACGAAGCTGGAGACATGGGCAATGAAGCTGGCGAAGATGAACTAGAAGATCGTGTTGTTGATCTAGAAGCTGCCCTTGATGAACTTAAGGCAGAATTTGACCAGTTAATGAGTCAGGAAGCTGGCGAAGAAGAACATGCTGGTATGGATATGGACATGGGTGGTGACGACATGGGAGACATGGGCGGCGACAACATGGGTATGCCAAAAGAAGGTATGGTTCGTGAATATGTTGAAAAAGTAAAGCATCCAGCAAACAACGAAGGTCAAACAGTTGGAACTGGTTCTAGTGACAAGCCAAGTGTAAACAGCAAGAGCATTGTTGACAACATGAAGAACGACATGGGCGGCACTGTAAAGAATTTAGTACAAGGTGGCGCTGAATCTGCTCCAGACGGCAACACAGCTTACAAGAAGCCAAACAATGCTTACACTAAAGGTCAAGGCGAAATTGAAGTAGCAAGACGTAGTGTTAATCAACCAGGCGGAAACAAGGGCGCAAGCGACTTCTATAACAAGAAGGAAAGCGGTGCAAAGACTAGTGAAGCTGGTGGCGTAAACGACAAGAGCATCCTAAAGAAGATGTAAGATAGGGAACTAAGATGAAACCTTTACTCATAGAGAATCTAAGTTACGATCAAGCAAAGATGGTAACTGAGTCCAGTGAAGATGGTAAAAACCTCTATATGAAAGGTATTTTTATCGAAGGAAACAAGAGGAACTTTAACGAGCGCATTTATCCAGAATCAGAAATTAGACGTGCAGTTAGTACTATTAATGAACAAATAAAGTCAGGTTATAGTGTGTTGGGTGAGGTAGATCACCCAACTAACTTGCGTATTAATTTAGATCGTGTAAGTCACATGATCGAGACAATGTGGATGGATGGTGCTGCTGGTTGTGGTAAGCTAAAGATTTTGCCAACCCCAATGGGTAACTTAATTCGTGCTATGTTAGATGCAGGAGTCAAACTTGGGGTTAGCAGCCGCGGTAGCGGTAATGTAAGTGAAGGAACAGGTCATGTTAGCGATTTTGAAATTGTAACAGTTGACATTGTTGCTCAACCCTCTGCTCCAAATGCATATCCAACAGCGGTTTATGAATCGCTAATGAATATGTACGGTGGTCATAAGATTTTATCTATGGCTGGCGAAATGGAAACAGATCCAAAAGTGCGTAAGCACGTAACAGAGGCTGTAAAACGCCTCATCAATGAACTGAAAATCTAATCAGGAGAATAAGATGCTCGATGCTATCAAAGGCTTGTTCGATAGCGGCATATTGAATGAAGAGTCTAAGAACCAGATCCAAGAGGCCTGGGACGCAAAACTAAATGAGGCTCGTCAGGAAATTGCAGGTGAACTACGCAGTGAGTTCGCTAACCGTTACGAACACGATAAGGCTGTGATGGTCGAAGCTCTTGATAAAATGGTTACAGAAACTCTTTCAGAGGAAGTTAAGAAGCTTTCAGAAGAAAGAGCCCAGTTGGTCGCAGATAGAGCCCAGTTCGTCATGGAAATGAAGAACAAGGCCAATAAGTTTGACGCTTTCCTAGGTGAAAATCTAAAGAAGGAAATTGCTGAATTTGTTGCAGACCGCAAAAAGTTACAGGAAGGACTAGCCAAGCTTGAAAAGTTTGTTGTTAGAGCACTTGCTGAAGAACTTACAGAATTTGCGGAGGACAAGAAAGACCTCATTAACACTAAGGTTAAGCTGGTAGCTGAATCCAAAGAAAAGCTAGAGGCGCTACAAGCACAATTTGTACGCCGTGCTTCTTCAATGGTTAAGGAAGCTGTTACCACTACAGTAAGAGCCGAAATGACTCAACTCAAGGAAGACATTAAGATTGCTCGTGAGAACAATTTTGGTCGTCGTCTATTCGAGGCATTTGCTAGTGAATTCTCAGCCACACACCTCAATGAACATGCTGAAATTCGCAAACTTAAGAATGACGTTGCTGCAATGGCAACAAAGCTTGAGGAAGCAACTAAGGTAGTTGAACAAACAACTTCTTTAGTAGAGTCTAAGGACCGCGAAATTGCAATTATCAAAGATTCAATTAATAGAAAAGATAAACTCAATGAAATGCTAAAGCCACTAGCTGCTGACAAAGCCGCTGTAATGGCAAGCTTACTAGAATCAATCAATACAGATAAGTTAGAAGGTGCTTTTCAAAAGTACTTACCTGCTGTAATGAATGGCACTGGTGTAAGAACTGATCGTAAGATCGTCAATGAATCTGTTAAAGAAGTAACAGGTGATCGTAATGCCAAAGCACAAGATCTCAGCGTAGTAGATATTACTGAGATGAGACGTTTGGCAGGACTTAAGTAATTTAAGGAAAAGTAAACAATGACTCAGAACCTAATTGAGAGCCGTTGGAACGAAACCAAGGAAGCCCTACTTGAAGGTCTTGCTGGTAATCGTCGCAGCTCAATGGGTGTCGTTCTCGAGAACACAAAGAAGTATCTCGCAGAAAGCGCATCCGCTGGCGTAACTGCCGCAGGCAACATCGCCACTCTAAACCGTGTGATTCTTCCAGTAATCCGTCGTGTTATGCCAACTGTTATCGCCAACGAAATCGTTGGTGTACAGCCAATGACAGGACCAGTTGGTCAGATTCATACACTCCGCGTTCGTTACGCAGAGAACTTCACAAGCTCAGCTTCAAGCCCACTAGGCACTGACACTGTAGCTGGTGATGAAGCACTCAGCCCATTCAAGATTGCTCAAGGCTACTCAGGTACACCATCAGGTGTAAACAGCACAGACGACAAGGCTGGTTCAACAGCTTCTATGGAAGGTGTTCCAGGTCGTAAGATGTCTGTACAGATCCTAAAGCAGGCTGTAGAAGCCAAGACTCGTAAGCTCAGCGCAAGCTGGACATTCGAAGCTGCTCAGGACGCACAGGCTATGCATGGTCTTGACATCGAAGCAGAAATTATGGCTGCTCTTGCTCAGGAAATCACTGCTGAAATTGACCAGGAAATCCTATACAGCCTACGCGCTCTAGCTGCAACTGAAGAGACTTTCAACCAGGCTTCAGTAAGCGGTACAGCTACATTCGTTGGTGACGAGCACGCTGCTCTTGCAGTTCTCGTAAACCGCGTAGCAAACAAGATTGCTAGCCGCACACGTCGTGGTGCTGGTAACTGGGCAGTTGTAAGTCCACAGGCTCTTACAATTCTCCAGAGCGCAACAACTTCTGCTTTCGCTCGTACAACTGAAGGTACTTTTGAAGCTCCAACTAACACTAAGTTTGTTGGTACTCTTAACGGTGCTATGCGTGTATACGTTGACAGCTACGCTGCTGACGATACAGCAGTTCTAGTTGGTTACAAGGGTTCAAGCGAAGCTGACGCTGCTGCATTCTACTGCCCATACATTCCTCTAATGAGTTCAGGTGTTGTTCTTAATCCATCAACATTCGAACCAGTAGTTGGATTTATGACACGTTATGCTTACACTGAACTTACTAACACTGCAAGCAGCCTCGGTAACGCCGGTGACTACTTGGGTGAAGTAGCTATTTCAAACGTAACATTCTCATAATATTTGAGAAAATATACTCCAAGAAAAGGACAGGAAACTGTCCTTTTTTTTTTATGAATTAAATATCAGTATGACATATAGATTGTTGATCGTAACGTTTTACTGTGATCTTCCAAATTTAAAAATTTGTTTATTTTTATTAAATCAATTTTGGAAAAGCGATAGATCTATTACAATAGTATATAATCTAAAATTAAACAAACATTATAGAGAAGTAGAAGAAGATAAAGTATTAAACTTTATTAAAAATTGTGCAGAAGAAATTTTAATAGATTGGGATTATGAAATTAAGCTAGGAGTAGATAGTCCTAACTTAGTTGGTTGGTCTGAGCAGCAACTTGATAAAGTTATTTTTTCAGCAAATCATAAAACTGAATATACTATTGTATTCGATTGTAAAGATTTTGTTTATGATTTTTTTAAATTTGAGGATTTTTTCTACGAAAACAAAATTAAGATAATAGAAATTGCAGATGAATGTAAAGCATTTGTTGAGTATTCTCGACCTTTTTTTCCTATAGATATAAATGATATTCATCCACACCCTTTAAGTCCGTGGATTTGGAAAAATAGTGAAGTAAAAGAACTTTATAATTATCTTATTAAAAATTTTGGAAAATTAGAGGACTGGGACGACTTTTTAGGCACTGAATATATGGATTGGTTTTATTATAAAAAATATATTTTAAAACAAAATATAAATGAAAAATTTTATTTTACAAAAGATCGAGAATTTCCAACTTTCCAACATCATAGATTAAGGGATATCCACAAAATAAAAGAAACTAGCGAAATACTTTCAAATATAGGTGTACCAATTAACTATGTTACAGAATGGAAAAATTCTGTTTTAAAATTTGCAATAATCCCATAAATACTTCATCACAATTGTGATTCTCGGTTTAGCCGCCGGGTGGACCTAGAACGTCCCAAAAGGAGAAATAAAATGGCAAAGTTTAAAGTACAAAAAATTACAGCAGACGTTGGTACTTATGGTATCAGCACAGGTCTAACAGGTGGTCTCACATCATTAACTGGTAATCAAATTCAACCACGTGTTAAGATTGGCTCAAATGCAAATGCTAACGGTAGTATACTTGCAGCTAAAGGTTCACGTAAGTTTAAAGTAACTGATGGAACTAATACTGGAATTTGTACACTAGTTGATAAGGCTAACGGTTCTTTAGGTGCTAATGAAATGTCAATTACTTGCACACTTCCAAATTCATCAACATTCCGTGCAAAGCGCATCAATAACAAGTATGTATGGGACTTTAGTGATAACAAGTATCTAGTTGGTTCAACTGCTACAGTTGCAACTAATCCAGATACTGTTGCTGTTGCTAGAGCTTAATTTAATTTTAAAAATTATTAAACCGCGTGTTATAATGACACGCGGTTTATATTATGAATAATATAGCATTTGTTTTAGGCAATGGTAAATCAAGATTGCAACTTGATTTAAAATTATTAAAACCTCACGGTAAAATATACGGATGCAATGCTCTGTATAGGGATTTTACACCTGACGTATTAGTTGCAACTGATAGACCAATGGCAACAGAAATTGAAAATTCAAATTACGCAGAAAAAAATGAATTTTGGACTAGAAATCCAACACCAAATAAATTTGCTAAAAAAATTGATATAAATTATGGCTTTTCAAGCGGCCCTATTGCAGTTTCATTAGCTGGAAGAAATAAACATAAAGTAATTTATTTGATAGGGTTTGATTTAGTTGGCAACGAAGGAAAGATAAACAATGTTTATGCTGGTACCCCAAATTATCGACCCATCACTGAAAAAGAAATTTATTATGGGAATTGGATTAATCAATTTCAAACCATTATGAGGGATCAATTTCCAACATCTAAATTTATTAGATGCGTGGATAACAATAGCTTTACTCCTAACGAATGGAAATCAATAGCAAATTATACAGAAATTGATTATGAGGAATTTAAACGTAGCATAAATAATTCGTCATGGAAACAAAAAGAGTAAGCGATCAATATAAAATCTCTGCACCAAGTATTATACTTGATGGCAATTTAACTGTATTAGGTTCAACTGCAACTGTTTCTTCAGTTAACAGTACCATTGAAGATAACACAATTATTTTAAACAACGGGGAAATTGGATCTGGAGTTACTAGAGGAACTTCAGGAATTGAAGTAGATAGGGGATCACTAGATAATTCAACTTTTGTTTTTAACGAAGCATTGGACGTATGGGAAATAAAAATTGGTAGCGCATATGGAAATATTAGAGCTGCTGATCCTTTAAATGCTAGCGATTTAGTAACTAAAAGTTATGTTGATGCAGGTATTGTTGCAGGTGCTCCAGGCGGGATTTTAACTTCAATTCAGTTTAATAATGGAGTATTTGGTGGTAGCGATCAATTAGTTTGGAACGGATCTGCTGTAATAGTAGGACAAAATATGTATCTTACTGGTTCTGCAATTGGTGTAACACAAGCAGATTCTAACTTAGAATTATTAGCAAATGGTGCTGGTGTATTGTATTTTAAAAGCCCTGCAATGTTTGAAAACACCACAGTTGATCCAGACTCCGTAGCAGGAAATAATGTAATATACGCAAAAACTCCCGGCAATGCAGGCACTGGTATATATTTTACAAACACTAGTGCAACAGGGGAATTAGTGAGTAGGCAAAAAGCAATATTATTTGGATTAATATTTTAAGGAAATTTTAAATGGCGTTAAGTCAAACAACACTAACAACAAGTGCAAGTGCAGTTTATACTAGTACTGGCAATACAGCTATTAGTACTATGTACTTGTGTAATTACAGTGCGAGTGATAGAACTGTTACAATATATCTAGTTCAATCTGGTTCATTTGCTACTAATGTGAACATAATTTATAAAGATGTTCCAATAGCCGCAGGCGACACTTACATAATAGATACTGAAAGATTAATATTAGGAAATGGCGATAGTGTACAAGCTTTAGCTAGTGCAGTTTCTAGCATAACAATGACAGTAAGTTATATAGGAGTATAAAGTGGGTAGAAGTATAAAATATCCAAAAATAGCTAGAACCTATAAACCAACTGGTGTCGTTATTCCTACCGGTACAACTAGTCAAAGACCAAGCGTTGCAGTAAACGGTACGTTTAGATATAACACTGATACTAGTAGATTTGAATTATATCAAAGCGGTAGTTGGATTAACCCAACAAGCAGGGGAAAAATAACAATAGCAAAAGATACATTTACAGGTGATGGAGGTACGCAAAATTTTACCTTGTCTCAAACTCCAGCCGATGCAAATGGGATACAGGTTTATGTAGGCAACGTACATCAAAATCCTGGCGTTGCTTACACTGTTAGTACAAGTACACTACAATTTAGTTCTCCACCAAATCTTGGACAAACTATTGAAGTTTACCACGGATTTGATTCTACTGACCGCTAATAAATATTATATCAAACCGGGGCTCACCCACGATGCATTGGGTGAATTGTTGGAGGTCGCGACATGACTATTGGCCGCATAGGTGGACCTATGCTCAGAGAGAACTTAATAAGGCAAGGCGTTGACCTCAGTTTTGAGACAAATCTACTTTATTTAGATGTAAACAACATGCGTATTGGTGTTAACACAGCTACACCAAACGTGGCATTAGACATTAACGGTATAACACGTTTTAGTTCTAACTTACAAATAAATGGAAGCAATATTGCCACTTACGCAAGTAATGGAAATATTACACTACAACCGCACGGAACAGGTAAAGTTGCCATACCTTATCTAACAGATACTCGAGTATTATTAGTAGGTCCAGGCGGTACATTAATTGATAGTCCCAATTTAACATTTGATGGAACTACACTTAGTGTAGGTAGTTTAGGATTAGGTAATTTAAGTGTAACTGGAAACACCTTAACATCTGTAAACACCAATGGCGATATTGTTTTAGATCCAAATGGATCTGGTAAAGTTATTGTTGATACAAACACTATAGCTGCTAACAGAGTATTTTATTCTGGACCAAGTAATGAAATAACAACTACTTCTGATTTTTCGTTTGATGGATCAAACTTAGTTTTGTTGGGTACAGCTACTATAACAACAATGAATGTTGCTACATTAAGTTCAGATGCAACTAATGGAAATATTAATTTAAACCCAAACGGGACAGGTAATGTTTTATTAGATACAGCTACTTCTAATAGAGTAGTATATACTGGGTCAAATAAAGAACTATTAACTGATGATGATCTTCAATTCGATGGTACTACATTACAGATTGGTAACATCACTATTTCTAATAATACAATTAGTGCAACAAGTGGTAATATTAATATTACATCAACTGGAACAAACAGAGTTGTATTTGAAGCTACTAATTCTATACGTTTACCTGTAGGGGATACAAGTCAACGTCCTACTCCTGTTGAAGGAGATTTTAGATATAACAACGAATTAAAACTTTTAGAGTATTACACGGGGACTGATTGGAATACATTAACAGTTGATGTCATTTACAGTATTTCAGAAGCATTTAATGGTGATGGTAGTACCGCAGTCTTTACTTTAACGCAAGCAACTTCTAGTGACGGCGCAATTATAACATTAAACGGTGTTATGCAATCTCCTGGTTTAGCTTATGGTATAAGTGGAACTATTTTAACTTTTACTGAAGCACCTGCTGCAGGTGATAGAATTGATATTAGATATGTTACTTTAGGTACTGAATTAAGTTTAGATACTATTGGTGATGTTAACACTACTATTACAGTAGATGATACTTTTGAAGTAGCAAATGTAAACATTAACGGGGTTACGCAATTACAAGTTACTACTGCAACTACAAAGGTAAACAATAATTTTGCAACTACTGCACCAGTAACTAAGACAACAGATTTTACGTTAGCTGACGGCGAAAATTTTGTTACTGTTAATAAAAGTGGATCAAGCTGTACAGTTACTTTACCAAGCGCATCAACAAATACAGGTCGCCAAGTAACATTCAAAACATTGCAAGCTCAAACTTTGGTAAGTGCAAGCTCTAACGTTGCACCAATCGATAGCGCAACACCAGGTACTGCGATACTTACAAACATAGTTGGTAAGTGGGCAACGCTTGTTAGTGATGGCACAAACTGGGTAATTATGGCTGCAAATTAATATGCGTATATAATTTCAAATAATATACTATTATAGCCAAATTTTAAAAAACGACTGTTTTTACTAAATATTCCTAGTAATCAAGGAATATAAAATGGCTGTTACCCGTATTAAAAATAATCAAATTACAGATTCTACAGTAGTTGCAAGTGCAAAACTTGTATCTGGTAGCGTTACAGGTGGATTGCTTTCTAATCCATTAAACTACTCAGGCGACTTTACTATTTCGGGTAACTTAACAGTTAACGGTACAACTACTACAGTTGATACAACTAACACATTAGTTGCTGATCCAGTCATCGTATTGTCAAGAGGTGAAACTGGTTCCCCAAGCAATGATGCTGGTATTTTAATTGAACGTGGCACAAGTAACAATGCTGCTTGGTTATGGGATGAAACTAATGATCGCTGGATGGCAATCACTACAACAAGTGATGGTCAAAGCGGTGGAGCTGTTACAGTAACAGCTTATGCAAATATCAAAGCTAACGCAATGGAAGTTGCTAACATAACTTTAGGCAACATTGATATTAGCGGCAACACAATTAGTTCAAGTAATTCAAACGGTAATATCAACATTACACCAAACGGTTCAGGTGAAGTAGTAGCAGCTACACTTGCAGTAACAGATTTAACAACTGATAGAATAGTTTATGTAGGTGCAAACGATGCACTCGTTGATAGTGCTAATTTAACATTTAACGGTACTACATTAGTTGTAACAGGTACAGCAAACGTAAGCGGTCAACTCAATGTAGATAATGTTCGTATTGATGGAACAAGCATTACAACATTTGCAAATAACGATAATATTAACATAACTCCAAATGGCACTGGTGAAGTAATTGCATCAACACTTGCTGTAACTGATTTAACACAGAATAGAGTTGTTTATGTAGGTGCAAACGATGCACTTGTTGATAGCGCAAATCTAACATTTGATGGTTCTGTATTAACAGTTACGGGAACAAGTAATGTAAGTGGTCAATTAAACGTAGACAATATTCGTATTGACGGCACTGTTATTAGTACAACTGCGAATAATGATAACATTTCACTAACACCAAATGGAACTGGTAATGTTATTATTAATACCGCAACAGCAGATAGAGTTTTCTTCTCAGGTGATAATAAGGAATTAACTACAAGTGCAAACTTAACATTTGATGGTACTAATTTAGTTGTTACTGGTACTGCAAACGTAAGTGGTCAATTTAACGCCGACAATATTCGTATTGATGACAATACTGTAAGTTCAACAAATACGAATGGTAATATTAATATTACCCCAAATGGCACAGGCACTGTTGTAGCTTCAACATTAGCTGTTACTGATTTAACTCAAAATAGAGTTGTATATGTAAACAGTGCAGATAAACTAGTTGATAGTTCAAACTTAACATTTGATGGCACAACATTAGTTGTTACTGGAACAGCAAACGTTGTTGGTCAATTCAATGCTGATAATTTAAGATTAGATGGTAACACATTAAGTTCAACTAACGCTAATGGTAATATTACTGTAACACCAGATGGCACTGGTAACGTTATTGTAAACACAGCTACAGCAAGTAGAATTTTTTATTCAGGTGCAAATAAAGAACTATTAACAACAGCTAACTTAACGTTTGATGGTACCAATATGGTACTTGCTGGTGATTTAGGTGTTAATGGCGGCGACATTACTACTACATCAACTTCAGCATCACTATTCAATGCAAACGCCACAACACTTAATGTTGGTGGAGCAGCAACCGCAGTTAACATTGGTGCTGCAACAGGTACAACAATTATTAAAAATGATTTGCAAGTTGACGGTAATGATATTAAGTCAAGTACTGGTAATGTTGCTATTACAATGAACAATACTGACGTAACTGTTATTGGTAACTTAACAGTTCAAGGTTTAACAACAAACGTTGGTACAAATGATCTTATCGTTGAAGACTCATTAATTAACTTACACACTACTGCTAATCTTGCTCCACTAACAACAGATGATGGGCGTGATGTAGGTTTAATATTCCATTATTATAAAACTAGCGATAAACAAGCTGCACTTGTTTGGGCAAATGATACACAAGCATTAGAATACTATGTAGATGCAACTGAAACAGTTGGTGGAACTATGTCTGGTACATACGGTAACATCAAAGCCGCAACATTTATATCAAACATATCAACTGGTACTGCTCCACTCAGTGTAAACTCAACAACAGAAGTTGCTAACTTAAATGTTCAATATGCTAACAATGTAACTGGTGCAAGCCAACCAAACATTACAAGTTTAGGCAACTTAACAATTGCAAACATTGATAATATTCAAATTAATGGTAACACAATTAGTTCAAGCGTTGGTAATATTTTACTTGATCCAACAGCTAACATATTGATTGATACTGCTACAGCAAACTTAGTATTCTATGCAGGGCCAAATAAAGAATTACTAACTAACTCAAATCTTTCATTCAATGGAACTGTATTTGCTGTTATTGGAACAAGCAACGTAACTGGTCAATTCAATATTGATAACATTAGGATTGACGGTACTACAGTAAGCACAACTGCTAATAATGATAACATTACATTATCTCCAAATGGAACTGGCAACGTTATTATCAATACTGCAACAGCAGACAGGGTGTTCTTCTCAGGTGATAACAAAGAATTAATCACAAGCGCAAACTTAACATTTGATGGTACTACACTAATTGTAACTGGTACAAGTAATGTTGCTGGACAATTCAATGCAGATAATATTAGATTAGATGGCAATACAGTAAGTTCAACTGATACAAACGGAAATATTAATATAACCCCAAATGGTACTGGTGAAGTAATTGCATCAACACTTGCTGTAACTGATTTAACTACTAACCGTGTTGTTTATGTAGGTGCAAATGACGCATTAGTGGATAGTTCAAACTTAACATTTGATGGTACAACATTAGCTGTAACTGGAACTGCAAATGTAACAGGTCAGTTTAATATTGATAACATTAGAGTTGATGGTACTGTAATAAGCACTACAGCTAACAATGATAATATTAGCTTAACTCCACATGGTACTGGTGAAGTAATTGCATCAACACTTGCTGTAACTGATTTAACTACTAACCGTGTTGTTTATGTAGGTGCAAATGACGCATTAGTGGATAGTTCAAACTTAACATTTGATGGTACTACACATGTTGTAACAGGCACATCAAATGTTGTTGGTCAATTTAACGCTGATAATATTCGTATTGATGATAACACTATAAGTTCAACTAACACTAATGGCAACATTAATATAACTGCTAATGGAACAGGTTACGTAATTGTAAACAGTGCCAGTGATAGTTCAGACTTTATAATAAACGGTAATACAAGTGTAAGTGCAAGTTATGCTAACTTGTTCTATGTAAAAGCATCAACTGGGCAAATTGGTATTGGCACTAACAGTCCAGCAAGTAATGTACTTCTTGATATGGATGCGTTTACTACATCAGTATTATTACCAAAAGGTACTACAGGTCAACGTCCAACTGGCGATGAAGTTGAAGGTATGCTTCGCTATAACTCAACTAATCATACTTACGAGTTTTGGGATGGTGATGAATGGATGAACACAACTGGTAACTTTACTGCTATTACAGCAGATAGTTTCAGTGGTGACGGAACAACATTGGCATTTACTTTAAGTGAAAATGCTACTAGCGCAGGAATAATAGTAAGCATCAACGGTGTCGTACAGATACCAGGTACTGCATACGGTGTAAGTGGCACAACATTAACATTTACAGAAGCCCCACAAGTTGGCGATGCAATTGATGTTAGATTGTTGACTACAACTACAACTGTAACTGATATTACTGATTTAAACACAAGTATTGCAGTTAATGATCAACTAGAACTTGCAAATGTTACTATTAACGGTAACTTGATTATGCAAGTAAGTAATGCCGCTGTTTACCCAGGATCAAATGGTACAATCAATCTTGGCAAAGCAACAACAGGGCGTTGGGCAACAGTTTATGCAACTAATACAAGTATACAAAATGCTGACTTAGCAGAAATGTATCTTGCAGATAGTCCAATCGCACCAGGCACGGTTGTAAGTTTTGGAGGTAATGAAGAAGTTACAATTAGTATGGTAGACATGGATACTAGAGTCGCAGGTATTATTTCAACTAATCCTGCTCATACTATGAATAGCATGTTAGAAGGTAATTATCCAGTTGCAGTCGGTTTACAAGGTCGTGTTCCATGTCGCGTAGTTGGTCAAGTTCGCAAAGGTGATATGATGGTATCAGCTGGCAACGGCAAGGCACGTGCAGAAGCGAATCCAATTTATGGATCAGTAATAGGCAAAGCTCTCGAAAACTTTGATGGTGCAGAAGGTGTAATTGAAGTAGTAGTAGGAAGAGTTTAATGGCATTAACAAGACCAAGAAGTTATCAATTACTTGATAGCGACTTTAAAGATAGTTGTAGAGTTGCAACTGTAGAAAATGTAGCTAACCTAAGTACTGGTGCACCTAACACAGTTGATGGTGTTTCTCTTGCCAAGAGAGATAGAGTGTTAGTTAAGAGTCAAACAAACAAAGCACAAAATGGTGTTTACTTTGTTAGAACTCTTGGAACTGGTAGCAACGGTACATGGATAAGAGCAGTTGATTTTGACACAAGCGAAAAAGTTAGCTCAGGTGTTCAAATTCCAATTGAAGAAGGTACACTAAACAAGGATACTATTTGGCAATTAACAACTAATAACCCAATAACATTAGGTACAACTAACTTAGATTTTGTACTAGCAACCGATTCAGGTTCTGTTACAAATGTTTACTATGTTAGTGAAAGCGGCAGTGATAGTTATGACGGTAAATCATTAGGTAGAAGTTTTGCTACAATAGATAAAGCATTACAAACTGCTGGAACTGGCGCAACTATTTTCGTAAAGAGCGGTGATTATACAATTACTAATCCTTTAACAATTGGCACAGACGTATCATTGATTGGAGATAACTTAAGAACAACTGTTATTAGACCAGCTAACACATCATCTGATTTGTTTTATGTAAACAATGGTTGTTATATAACTGGTTTTACTTTTAAAGATCATGTTAGCCCTGCTGCTGTTGTAGCTTACAATCCAAACGGCAGTGCTGGTACAATTACTAGAAGTCCTTACATACAAAATTGTACAAGTTTAACTACTACTGGCACAGGTATGAGAATTGATGGCGCTCATTGTAGTGGTTTAAGAAGTATGGTTACTGACTCATTTACACAAATTAATGCAGGTGGTTTAGGTGTGCATATTAAAAATAGAGGTTATGCACAGTTAGTTTCTTTCTTTACTATTGCTACAGATATCAGTGTACTTTGTGAAAGTGGTGGCCAATGTTCAATCACTAACTCAAACTCAAGTTTTGGTAATTACGGATTAAAAGCTACAGGTGTAAGTGCTGTTTTATATAGTGGCACAGTAAGTGGTAATTATAATGCAAATACACAATCAATTGTAATATCAGGTTTATCTCAAAAACCAAATTATGGTGATGCAGTAAAATTTGCTAGTGATCCTTATTATTATACTGTTTTATCTTCTACTCCGTTATCTAGTGGTAGCTCAACTGTTACATTAGAAATTGGATTAAAACAAATTTTAGATACTAGTACTTCAGTATCATTCTATCAACGAAGTCTAATTACTGCAAGCAGTCATACATTTGAATATTTAGGATCAGGTACTAATTTAGCAACTGCATTACCACAAGCAGGCGGTGTACCAATACAAGCAAATGAAATTGTTGATGATGAAGATGGTGCTGGGCAAGTATACTTCACTAGCACAGATCAACTAGGTGATTTTAGAATTGGTGGCGAATTAGTTATTAATAGATCAACTGGAACAATTACAGGTACAACATTTGATAGAAGTTTGTTTGCTGTACTAACACCTTACATATTAGCATTGGAGAGTTAAAATATGGCAACACCACTTAATACGTTTAAAACAGTAACAGTAGATTTAACAACTAACGATCAGATAATCTACACTGCTCCAGTAGGAATTACTGCCATCATTTTGATGGCACAAGTTTCTAATGTTGATGCATCAAACAACGCAGATGTAACATTTGCAATTACTGGAACAGATAGCGTATACACTGAACTTGTTAAAGGGTTTACCGTGTTAACAAAAGATGCTGTAACTGTTTTAACAGGCAAGTTAGTTGTTGAAGAAAGCTGTACACTACATGCCTATGCTAGTGCTAACAGCAGATTAAAAATGACTTTAAGCGTGTTGGAGAGTTTAAATGCCTAATATACAAAGACTTAGTGGCAAAGTTAAAAAAAATTCACCAGCTAATGCAGATCCCAATAGATATTCATTTATTAATCTTGAAAATACTGAACCAGATCTTGGTGTACCACTTTACGACAATGCCATTGCGGCATCAGATACGAATGGTGTAAGAAAATGGCTCTATCTAAATATTGATGGTAGTAACGTTAACGTAGATGGCAATGTTACTCTTTCAACTACATTAGATGAAGTAACTACAAGAGGTAACACTACTACTAATGGCATCAGCATTGGTAATTTAACAGTAGAGAATATTTTTATTGATGGTGCCACTATTAGCACTGTCACTACTAACACTAACTTAGTATTAGATCCAAATGGCACAGGTACTGTTTTGTTAGAAAGTTCTCTAACACAAAATGCAACTGCTGCTCCATCAACACCGTTAGCTAATAGCATGGTAATGTATGTTACAGCTAGTGGAAGTAGTCCTAATAGGGAAATTGCTTGGAAAATTAAAAATGAAGCTGGAGAAGAAATTATCATCTCCAGCGTTCTTGTTTAATTACCTAATACGTTTAAAGTGATAATCACCATCAACGTTACCAGTAGCAAAGTGGGCAATTTGCCTAAACCCATTAGCTTCTAAGAAACTTCTAACTTCGTTGATGTTTGGTGCACCTTTGTTGTATTCAACATGCTGTGCTTCAACAATAACGTCGTAAACGTGACGCAGAACATTTGGGGCACCGCGAAGGATATCAAGTTCAGAACCTTGTGTATCCATTTTAATCATATCAGGGAACGGAAAACCTCTTTGAGCAACAATCGTATCTAACGTAACACCTGATCGCATTACAGCATGATCTTCATTAAACATGCCAGTTGTTTCTTGATAATAACTGTTACCACCTGGATTTAACAAATCTTGATAAAACTTTACAATCTTACCATCTTGATCTGTTAGTAATTCGTTTACATATTCTGTAATATCATTTTGTTCGTAAAATTTTCCTGCATACTGCATTGCCTCGAAAGGGATAATTCTAGAATTAGGCCAAAGTTGTTTTGCGTATCTTGTCCAGTGCAGAACACTAGAACCAATATCATAAATTACACGTGGATAAATTTTATGTTGAGTAGCTAACATATGTAGATATCCTTTGTGCTCAGGAGGTAAATCAATACCTTGCTGTATCTCTTGATATCTAGCTAATACCTGTACTTCTGATGGGGTTTCTTTTTTAGTTAACGATCTAATTTGTGTTTGATTTTCGTTAACAGTGTTTGTTATAACAGGTGGAGGCATGGAGTCAACTATCATACGCATGGAATGAATATGCTCGCATAATAAACTTGTATCAGCCCAAATCTTAAAACCATGCTTGCGTGCTTCTAAACAAAAGTAAACATCTTCACTAAAAGTAAAAGCATGATCTAATGCGCTACGATAAACAAAGTGTGGGTACGGCATCTTACGCAATACATCGCCTTTTACAAGTACACACCCAAATCCGCAACCAGCAATCTCAACTAGTCCACGACCTTTTAAATTTTCCCACTTAGCATTTTGTGTGCCGCCGTTTGGCGTATCTTCATAAATTTCCAAAATGTGATGACCTGGCTTACGTTGTATATAAAGTCCAGAAACAACATCTTTGTCTGCGGCAATTAAACGTGCAAGTGCATCGTTAGGCAACACAATGTCACTGTCAACACAGAACAAGTAGTCATAACGCTTACCCCACTCAGCAATCAAATTGCGTATTTGATCAATTTGATAACCGTAGAAAAATTGTAGTTCAGTCTCTACACCTTCCGGAAGTATTTGATCATAAATGCTCTTAAGTGTATCAGTCTCTACATTTTTATTTGTTGGTAATGCAATCAACACAGTTTTTTTAGGAGCATTAGATTTATTTGATACAACAGCAAACTTACGTTTAATAACAGTTAGTCCATTATTTTCTGTATCGTAGTGATAAAATTCCCATTCTGGATTTGCCATCACATAATCAATAACAGCACTTAGTACATTCTCTTGACCTAACCCAAATACAAATGTATCGTGGAAAGCAATGTACTTGCGTATCTTATGTCCATGTCTTGCGAGCTCAGCCGACACTTGTTCGTAACTGTGTACAGTATCGACAAACATCATATCAGCAGGTTCAATATCAATCTTTAAACTATCCCCCATGATATACTGCATGTCTTTACCTTGCATATTCGCAACAAGGAATAGTTCTGACACGCGATGATCTGCTTCTATATCATAGCTGCGTAGTTTAACATTAAGGGGTAAAAATGCTCTGGTGCTTACACCAGTTCGTACACCTAATTCAACTACACTATCGCATTCTTGTGCAAGTCTATGTAATACTGGAACATGTTTATTAATATCACTAATAGTATTACATGCTGCAACGTATTCTCTTTGTAGTATTTCTTGATTATTCATTTCTGCTGATATCCTTTGATATATGGGAGTTTCGCGATCTAAGAACCCGCCACTAATATTTGTGTCACTTGTAGTTTGAGCAAAATGCCCTTTAAATTTCATGTTAGTAATAAGATAATTTGTTTTACCTCTTGCTAACTGTAAATCAAAAATATAGTTATCACCGTAATAAACGTCTAGTCCATCTGGTATTGGAAACCAATTTGCTTTATGTAAAAAGAATAGACACCCAAAACCATACGTGTGTTCGCCATTCCAAGGAACAATATCAATCGTTCCAGTAGTAACAGGTATTTGATTAAAATCTTTTTCACCTGGACACAACCCAAATACACCGTTCTCAGGTGTCAAATATGGAATTAGTTTTTCAAAAACTTTTACGTCAAATGCAATGTCATCATTTACGATACACAGTAAATCTGTTTTAGATTCTTTAACACCAAAGTTCCATGCAGGATTAACGTAGATGTTTTTTTCAAAACTCCATACGGTAACTTTTTTAGTAGGAACATATGAAGGCATACGGGAAGAATCATTGTCTATCACAATAATTTCTTCAACATGAGGACATGCAGCTAACTCCGCTAAAAACGGAATCGTTATTTGTGGACAACGCCACATTGTTGGAATGATTACGGTATATTTCATTTTTTGTTTAAAATTGTTTGAGCATTTTTAGTTTGCTCATCTCCGTTAACTTTATAATCATTTAAAGGATTAAGGTCATTGTAATTATACACGATTTCTTTAACGGCAACAATTTTATCTGGATTAGCTCGTTCAATCATTTCATAGAACAGTGCGCCATCACCACCTGCACGTAACCAGTTACCATTGCTATCTTTAAATCTATCTTCGCTTACATCTTTAAACAACCTTTTAGTAAATGTTCTTAGATGTGTATAAGGCATGTTCCAAGCAAATTTGTGATTTCGATAGCTGCGATTTCTTTTAACTTCACTAGGATAATTTTGTGCAATTAATGGAATATTGTCAACTAGACTCCAACAACTACCATATGTAAATTCTGCACCTTGTTGATACAAATCGTTATATAGATGAAAAATAGTGTTGTTGTTTACAAGCCAATCATCACCATCTACTAGCATTATAATATCATTTTCATCTGTGTGCTTTAGTGCATGATAATGATTAAACACCGCACCGCGATTATTTTTGTTTACTATAATTTTAACTTTACTTTGAAAATCTCTAGACAATTGTTCAATTGTCCTTTTTGATACGCTTAAACTAT